TACCTGCGAAACACCATTGGGTTTAGTGGATACGGTACAGGTACCGTCCACGGGCAGCTCCAAAACCAGGAGCTGAGCCAAAAAGGCTCCCTTGATGGGTCGCTGGCGACAATAGATTTGTCTGAAGCTTCCGATCGCGTTTCTAACGAGTTAGTGCAGTTTCTTTTTTCACACTGGCCAACCCTGGGCGGGCTGATTCAGTCGTGTAGATCTGCACGAGCTAGCGTGGACGGCGAGGTAATCACTCTCGCCAAATACGCTTCTATGGGGTCCGCGCTGACGTTTCCGATTGAGTCTATGGTGTTCTTTGCCATAGTTCAATATTCACGGTTGCGTCAAGCGCGGGATTTTTCCATGCGCTCGATACGGTCTAAAGACCACATCGGGTCCTACAGGGTCTACGGGGATGACATCATTGTCCCCGCTGACCTGGCAGTCGGTGTGATGGCGGACCTGGAAGCTTTTGGCTTCAAGGTGAATGCCAGCAAGTCATTCTGGACCGGTAGGTTCAGGGAGTCTTGCGGAAAGGAGTACTTTGAGGGTGCGGACGTATCAATAGTCCGTGCTCGTAGGGTACTTCCTAACTCACGCCGGGATGCTCGAGAGGTCATCAGCATGGTCGCTATGAGAAACTTATTTTATGATAAGGGACTCTGGGCGACTGCCGCATGCTTGGATGAGGCGATTAGGCATGTTTTGCCTTACTTCCCCATCGTCACATCAACCTCTTCTGTACTAGGCAGGCACTCGATCGCTTTTCAACCTGTAGGCGAAAAGAGTTGTCGTGTGTTGCACCGGCCCCTAGTAAAGGCCTATGTAGCACGTCCTCGCCCTCGAAAGATTCTCTCGATGGGCATGGAGCTCTAGTAAAGTTCTTTGTCGAAGGCCCTCATGAGGACCGGAGACATTTAGAGCATTCAGGACGCCCCCAGCGCGTCGATTTAACGCTGGGAATGGTCTACCCTCATTGAGTGTAGAGCGGGTTTAGCCCGCGTGTGGAGTCCGTCTGGACCCTG